ATAAGCGGAGGAGGCATCAGCGGCAGCAGTTAAATCTGAATCCATAGCTGTTTCTTTATCTGTTCTTAGGACTACTGTGGCATCTCCTATAGATAAAGTTTTAAATACATCTCTGGGTTGTTTTCCATCCCCTAGACTGGAGACATAACTAGAAGAATCTAGAAAGAAAACATTCTTTTCAACACCTGTTTGGTCATAAACTTCTACTCCAGAGCCATTAAACTTCATGAAGTAGGTACTATCTTCGTCTTTGGTCCAAGTATGTACAAAAGCATCAGTACTGGATACATCCATATCTAAAGCAGAAACATAAGTAATAGGATTTCTTTTACTTATACCATCTTCTACGGTAATATCAATATTAGTAACCTCATTCATTTGGTTACTATTTCTTAGTCTTTCACTTTTTTGGGAAAGACCTCCATAAAAATTAGGAATTGAGACAGGAGTTGGCATATTAGTTTCCTATTCCAGGTACTCTACCACCTTGTCTAGCACCATACCAAATATTATGTACATCAAAATGGTTCAAGATGTTTAAATCTCCACTTTCATCTTCATATCTTTGCCAGACATCATAAGCCATTTTCTCTTCCATAGCTAATGCTTGTAAATGAGGACTAACACCAAATAACTTAAGATAAAGTTTTCTAGCAGTCTTCATAGTCAGATATCGTTTTACTACTTCAGGTAATTCTACGAATTGTAAGTAATAAGTAATATCAGCTTTAAGACTAGAATCAAAAACAAAGGTGTTATCTGTTAGATTATAAAGAAAATTATTTTTAATAACTACTTGTTTGTTTGAATTTCTTAATTCAACATCGTAAACATTAGCTGCGATAGGGATTTTATTATCTGTGTCTCTCGTAAGAGTAATATCCTCATACCTGTTATAATAATTTCTTGTAGTTGCTATCTCCATTAATCCCTGAGACAGGGTAGCTGAAGCTTGAAGAGCATCTTGTCTGAGTGGAGCAGTTAAATCAGCAATTTCACCAATACCCACTAAACTAAGAACTTCATTTACAGCATCTAATTCTGTTTGTTTTACCATATAAATTTTCCTCTATATATAAGTACCTACCCAAAAGAAAATCCCCCCCTTATTATAGAAAATAAGAGGGGGATGTAGCGAAATTCAGCACGACAATGCGTGTTGATCTATTACGGAGTTGCCAAGCTTACAGCAGCATCAGTACGCAAAGCACCAACACCACAAGCAAGTTTAGAAACAAACAGGTGTCCCTGATGGGAAACCATGTAATCACTTTCCATAGTGATATCACGAAGCTTAACCATACCTGCGGCAGACTTGTGAGCAACCAGACCAACATAATTACTCATGTCGATATTAAGGTCAGTATTATAAAGACCACCAGCAGCCTGACTCCAGTCAACACCAAATCCCGTGTTATTGGAAGTCACAACAGGACAACCAGCAACCATTAGGACTCGACCTTCAGCGAAGTCACCATTTCCGAGGGAATAATCCTGACTCAGAAGAGCAGCATAACTCTGACCAGTACCAACGGCACCACCAGCAGCACGAAGCAGCAAGTAGTAACGAGCAGGGTCAAGAATAATCATTCTTTCTTCAGCAGGAATATCGTACTCATCGAGTTTCTGAACCGCAGTAATAATACCACTTACAAGAACATCAGATTGGGTAGCAATGTTAGCATCAGTAACAGATTGTCCACCACGCATAGGCATACCAGCACCAGCAGTACCAGCAGCAGCCGCAGCGATAGCACGACAGGAAAGGTTATCAACTCTACGAGCAAGAGATCTACCCAATTCCTTGGTATAAATTTCTCTTAGGTCGTAATGAGCTTTTGCTTCATCGAGATCATCAATAAAAACAGAAGCAATTTGCATATCGTTAATGTTGATAACTTTTTCGTTAGAACCAAGGAAGCTGAGATACTTAGTTGAAGTACCAGATGCCCAAGTCTGCGGAAGACCAGAAGCACCAGCATCAACATAATCAGTCGAAGTGTTACCTGCGTCTAAAATATCCTCGCCTGGAACATGCGATCTTGCGTGTGCCCTTCCGTGAACAGGAAAGGTAGCACTTTTTCCACTAGAAATAGTGCGGGATTGAATACGAGGGGTTACCTCGATTGCCATTTCGAAGGCAGCGAGGACTTCGCCACCAAAAACTTTCAGCCAAAGCGAGTTATCAGTAGCAAAAGTGCCTGTAAAAGCATCTCCCTGTACTGAGCCACCTAGTGAAAGAGGATCTACATCAGCCATAATATTACTCCTTATGTAATAGCCAATTATATCTTAAGAGATAAGGGTTAAATCAAAATCTCATCAGACATTAAAATAAATAAAAAACTTGGATTAGAGTATCCTTGTTATTTAAATTTTAGTAACTACATAGGTATCAGACGCATCTGGCTAGTGTTTAATTAAAAATTAAATGACACGGGTCTAATAATAAGTACCACCTAAGTCCTGTTCTTGTGTATAAAATTGAATAAAATCTTCATAATATGGTTAGTGAATTCATCAACGGTTAAGTTTCTCTTCATCCAATTACAAGTAAAGCAGCATGGAACAGCATTCTCTGGGGTATATCCTATGTTATTATCTTCTCTATCTAATCCCCCAGCGTCCTTTACTGAGCAATATTTACAGGGTTTATGTCTTTCTTTGGTAAAAAACTCTAGTGAAATTGTAAACTCCCTTTTATATTTTTTACATCTAGCCTTGTACTGATTAAATAAACCAATTTCTGAGTGTGAATATTCGTATTTACAGGTCTTACAAATAGTAGACAATCCATCCTGCTTATCTTTATCTTTGTGAAAGTCTATCTTAGTCAATTCCTTTTTACATTTATTACATTGTTTCATAAAAAAACACCTCTACATTATATAGAGGTGTTTAAAAACTAAAAGTAAATATATTTTATAAATTCTTGCTCATCATTATTTTTCTAGCCACTTCATTACGATATGCCGTGTCTTTAGAGTATCTAGGATCATTAACAGCAGTAGTCATCTCAGCTTTTGATTTAAAGGCTCCTCTATCCCCTTGAGAAGTGCTATTTCCATCAGGCTGGATAAATGTTTTTGCTCCCATTCTCGATCTTAAAGCTCCTAAAACTAATTTAATTTGACCAATATCTCCAGTAGAAATAACATTATTAAATCCCTCAATCTCATCTTTAGGAAGATTATTTTGTGCCCAATTACTCATCTTGTCAAATTCATTCTGTCCCCCAATGCTTTCTAGGATATCTGCTCTTTTCAGTTCTTCCTGAGCATTAGCATTAGCGATATATTGATTTACAACCTCTTCTGGAATACCAGCCTCGGTCAACGAAGTAAGAGTTTCTTGAGTGATTTGACCCGTTGTTTCCCATTCAGAAGTAGCTTTACTAAAAACATTAGAGTCAAGAGTTTGGCTTTCTTCAGGTGAAGTTTTAGTATCTGTATTTTTTTCATTAGTTCCTAATTTCTTGGATAGCTCAGTATAAGCTTTTTCTAGATCTTCAGCATTTTTAAATTTACCTGCTAAAAGAGCTTCTTTTTGATTCTGTACCACATTCTGATCAACCTCGGTACTTTGAGGCATACTCTTTGCTGAATACAATTCCTGATCAGTTTTACTACGATTTTGTGCCTCTTCTGAGGTCATTTGCCTATTAGGGGCATCCTCACTCTGTTGGAGTGTTACTCTTGCCACACCGTCATCACTATTCCCAGTTAAGGGATTCTCATTACTTTCAAATCCTTCAGTCATATTATTTTCCTTAGTTTATTGCTGTCCTTGTAATTGTGCCATTTGATTCATCACCATATCTTGTACGCCTTGCCCCACACCTCCTCCAACTCCCTGTGCGGCTCCTGCGACTCCCGCATTGACTACTTCCTCCATTCCTGCCTGTGGGTCCATAGGGGTCTGCTCAGGCTCCCTCACGAAGTCTGCTGGATCAAGACCAATTCCCCTAGCAACTTCTTCGATTAAGGCTAACATATCAATATACTGCATTCCCATCTCACCAAACATACTTAAAAATTGGAGGAATTCATTGATCTGGGTAACTTTAGTCCTTCGATCCAATAAATCCATACCAGTAACGATGTTTAAATCAACCTCAGTTGGTAATTCGGGAATTACTTGTTTCTCTTCTAGGTTCTGGATGATCAACTGAATAAAAGGTAATTGAAGAGTTTGTGAAAGCATAGAATATAATCCACCTAAACTTGCCTCAACTTCTTGAACTCTTGCTCTGGCTTCCGTAGCTGTTAATTGTCTGTCTGGGAATGTCTCTGTGCTTAGAAGGAATGCTTTACCCAGTCTTTCTTTTAGTTCTTGAGTCTGTTGGAATACAATATTAAGATCTTGTCCTTTCTGAGATTGTAAAACAGTAACATCAGTTGCTCTACCAGCAACCACATCTCCATCATTTGCTCTGGCTACATCCCTTCCTCTAGTAAGACCATCTGGAGATACCATAAAGATTGATTTTGACGCTAAGGCTGCCGTTTTAGCAACTGCTTTAGATAGCAACTCAAGCGTATTAAGATCACCTGCCAACTCTTCAACATAAGATCTACCAAAATCCTCGCCATCAATAATATTTGTAACCACCACGATAATTGGTGCCTTTTTGAAAGTTTTCTTAGAAAGCTTTTCATCTTCTAACTCCTGCCAAACCACTACCTCACCATCCTCCTCGTACTGCTGTACTGTATATAAGAAATATTCTTTCTTATCTTGATTAGCAATTACTGTAGGAGAAATCTCTCTTGCCCTTTCTTTAGTAATGGCATCCTTGATTATAATATAATCTAGAGTTTTATTAGACTTCCTTTTAATTACGAATTGATCTAACTTTAAAGTTCTAAAATTACCATCTAAATGAGATAAAGCTACAGTACCTCCAGTTAGTAGAAGCCTGATTGAATTGTAAATGTTAGACCTTAAGGCTTGTGTATCAAAATCTCTAATAATCTGCTTCTCAATTTCAGCTAGTTTTTCATCAATCTGAGCAAGAGTCCCGTCATCAATTTCAGAAGCTTCCTCTTCAGAGAAAGTTAATCTAAAAAAAGGTCTGTCTGTTGGGAATAAAATATTCAATAAGGAAGCAGCTAAATGATTAACTCCTCTTGCTCCTAAAGATTGATAAGGTTTATCTAGATTATCACCCTGGGACATGTCCTCTGGGGGATATAAATATGGAATAGTGACAAGAGCATTTTCTCTAGCAATTTCTAGGAAAGTATCCCTCTCATCTACGAGTTTTCCATATTTAGCTCTAGCTGGTTTATTAAGCATCTTAATAAGTCGCTGGTTTAGTAGGAATTCTTAGTCCCTGAATTCCTTTTTGCCGTTGTTTGACTTTACCTTCGGGTGTAACACTAAAATCTTTCTTAGCTAAAGTACCCTGCTCGGCAGCAGTTTCCAGCGGAGGGATAACAGGTACAACTGCTGGAATCTTTGGGGGGTCTTGTTTCATACACATAATATAATATCCTAATTATTTCCTTTGTTCTTCTTCTTAGGCTTTTCGTATGTATCAGTTCTATACAATTTAGCCGTTCCTTTCCCATCATTATATAACTTCTCTCCAACCTGTGCCCCTATCTTAAGACCTAAAGGGTTTCTAATCCCCTTTTTCACTCTATTTTCAACTGATGATGTACACATAATGGAATCTCCTATATATAAGTACCTTACTAGAGCTTCTTTTTGAAGATTTTTAGATTTTCTAGCTTCTTTTCTTCTTCAGAGGTTAAGGAGTACTTCTGTCTTTTGTACTCTAAAATCCTAATATCTTCTGCTAAGTCTGAACGGTGCATTTTTTTAATCTGATTCTGGTAAGCAATCCTAATAAGACTAATCTTTTGAAAGAACGAATCTAATAGAGTAGGTCCATCAACTCTGGGAGTAAACTTATCAGGTCTTTTATATATCTCAATTAAAAGGTTCTGGTAAGCATCCTCTAAATTTAAGTCCGTTAATTCTGTCTCCAGTCCCATATTTAAAAATGCTCTTAATTCACCTTCGAATTTAAGCCAAAACTCATAATTATTAATTTTAACTTCTAAATCAGGTAATAACCCCCAAAGAGGCAAGAGATGCTCCTTAATTCTTTCTAAATTTTCTTTGTCATTCATAGTTATACTCCATAGTATATAGTACTCCTACGAACCTAAAATGTAAACTTTTTAATATTTATGTACA